ATTGTGGGCAACGTCATGACCTACAACCAAGAAAAGACCCTGCCCACCATCGATTTCTACGATGTCGGCGACTCCTGGGCCGAGTCCACGCCGACCTTCGAGCAGAAGATAGCCGCCCTGAAGATTATGGGGGGCGACGCCGACGTGGATAACTTCCTCAAGGCGACCCGTAGCAACATCCAGGACCTGGAGGCGGCTGTGGTCGAGCTCAAGGCCAAGGCGCTCCGGGACAAGTTCGAGGAGACCTTTATCTACGGCGACTCCTCGGTCAACGCCAAGCAGTTCGACGGGCTGATAAAGCTGATTGACACCGCTACCGCCGGTGACCAGCTCATCGCCATGAGCGACACCGGCTCAACCCTGACCCTGGCCAAGCTGGACGAGCTTATCGACGCCGTCAAGGGCGGCAAACCCGATGTGCTGCTGATGAGCCGCCGTTCCCGGCGCAAGATTAACGCCCTGGTAAGAGCCGCCGGCGGCATGATTGAGACCGATAGAGACCGCTGGGGCAACTTCGTCCAGCTCTGGGACGGCACCCCCATCGGCGTCAACGACTGGATACTGGATACCCATACCCTGAGCGGCGGAGTGGAGACAGCCACCACCGGCGGCACCTGCTCCACCATATACGCCTTCCAGATGGGGGAGGGGGCGCTATGCGGCCTGACCGGCCCCGGCCACCTTACCGTGGAGCCAATCGGCTCGCTGGAGACCAAGGACGCATCGCGGACCCGCATTAAGTGGTACTGCTCGCTGGCCCTGTTCAGCTCCATCAAGTCAGCCGCTTTAATCGGGGTCAAGGACTAAACTAAAGCTAATTTCGGGGGAGCCGAGATGAGGCTCCCCCACGGGAGGAGAAAATGAAGAATAAAGATGCAGCCCGATGGCTCTGCCGCTACCGGCTGAGCAAATACCGCCAGGACATTACGCCCTACCGGGGGGCGGAGGCGGCCTTCCATGAGCGCTTCCAGCCCTACGAGGTAATCGAGGGCGAGGGCAACTGCCTGCTTAACACCGGCATCGACGAGATGTGGGACCTGATTATCGGCGATTCGGCCAATCACTTCAGCAACACCTACGCCCAGGTGGGCGTGGGCGATTCCACCACCGCTGCCAACGCCACCCAGACCGACCTCCAGGCGGCCACCAACAAGACCTACAAGGGTATGGAGAGCAGCTATCCCACCTCTACCGCCCAGAAGACGACCTTTAAGGCCAGCTTCGGCGACAGCGAAGCCAACTACGCCTGGAATGAGTGGGTGGTCAAGCAATCGTCCAGCGCCAAGTGCCTCAACCGCAAGGTTGAATCCCTGGGCACCAAGTCAAGCGGTACCTGGACACTGGAAGTCAGCATAACCTTAAGCTGATAACCGCCGGCAGGCGATTTGGGATAGTGCCACCGGGTATTGGAGGGATAGAAATGCCACCAGTAGTAACAGCAACATTCAACGGCTCGGGCACACATACTAAAAACGGCTGGCTCAAGGTGAGGTTTGATTTGTGTTACGGTCAGGGGAGTAAGACGTACCCTCTCCACTATGTTGACCACTTTGACCGGGAACCGGTAGAGGAAGAATTAGCCGACGAAGCTCTGCTGGCCCTGATTCCAACTCACAAAGAACTTAACCCCACTATCTGCCACTTTATCACCATTGACCATGAGACTACCAGAGAGGAACTGGAAGCTAAGGTCAGGGAGATTTTTGACGCTGATACCTTGAGCCAGCTTGATAACCTGCTTTCCGACGTGGAGTGGCTGGATGCTATTAGATGGCGGGTTAAAGAAGTCAGTTTGAGGCAAGTTGTTCAACTAATGAATGCCAGTGCCAAACGGGGAAGCGGCGGGATAGTCCCGTACTCCACCGACACCAAACAGCTTATTGAGGAAGTTAACGCCCGTTTTGCCGGTTTGGAGGTTGAAGTTGGCAATTGATATTGGGCTTGAGGCGATTAATAGGGCTTCTGCATACTGGATGAGTAGAACTTATGTGGCTTTGGATAACCCTGCCAACGATTCAGGCTCTATTAATACGGTTGAAATTTACCTTTCAAGCAGCACAAATTCAGTCACAGCAGGAATGGTCTATCTTGTCAGTGGGACAACTTATAAAGTTAGAGATAGTGAAAGTATAGGGGACATAGCGGGTGGCTCAAAACAGGTAGTTACGGGGCTTGATATTGATTGTGAATCAGGCGACCTAATAGGGGCTTATTCTCCGAATTATTTCTATCTTAAGATTGATGGCACTGGATACTCAGGTGTTCGTTATTATAGTGGGGAGTGTATTGACCCCGGTGACGAGCAACCCTTTTCCCTCTTAGATGGCGATGGTATGTCCCTTTATGGGACAGGCGCATCGGGAGGTGGAGCAACTGAAAAATTCGGGGCTGATACTGGAGCCGGTGCCGATACCAAGGCATCGGGGAGTCCTTTAGCGGCTATCAACGGCAGCGAGACCGGCAGTGGCGCTGATTCGTTACCGGCCCGGGATATTGCCCTGCCCGAAAGCGGCTCCGGCGTTGACGCCCTGGTTTCACTGCAGACGCCGGCGGCCAAGACCGCCTCTGATACCGGTTATGGGGTTGACGCCTCTGTTTCCCTACAGGCGCCGGTGGCCAAGACTGCTTCTGATAACGGCTCCGGGGTGGAGGCGGTACCAGTGTCCGGGGCTTTCCTGGTGGGCAGCGATAGCGGCTCCGCTATTGAAGCCTTTATCGACCGGCTGTTGGCCGCCGCCGAGAACGGCTACGGCGCCGAGGCCAGTGAAATCGGGGGCGGGGGTCTGCTCAAGCACCTCTTTGCCAGCGAGCTGGGGGAGGGCGCCGATGGGCTGACCGCCAAGATTGAAATACCGACCAAGGGGGGAGGCATGAGACTATGGACTTGAGCACGATGAGAACTATTGTCAGGCGCGATTTGAAAGACGAAGACGCGCAGAACTACCGCTGGAGTAACGACGAGCTGGACCGGCACATCACCCGCGCCGTAAAGGAGTTTTCCGAGGCGGTGCCCTTCCCGGCCAAGGCTACCCTGCCCACCGCCGCCGACTCCAGGGTGATCGACATCTCCCCGCTGACCGATAGGGTTATGGTGGAGGCGGTGGAGTATCCGCTGGGCATTTTCCCGCCCAGCTACCAGAGGTTCGCTTTATGGGGACATGCCTTGACTCTGTTTAGCGATGAGACCCCCGATGGCTCCGACTGCAACGTCTATTACGGCATGCTCCACACCCTTGATACCCAGGGGTCAACCATCTCCAGCAGGCACGAGGATTTAATCGCCACCGGCGCTGAGGGCTATGCCGCCGTGGAGTGGGCGAGCTATGCCATCAACCGGGTGAGCCTGGGCGGCACCACCACTCCTAAAGAGTTCCTCGCCTGGGGTAACCAGCGGTTAAAGCAGTTCCGCAGCGAGCTGAAGCGGCTGGGGAGAAGGAACCAGGTCAGAATCCGCCAACTCTACCGCCAGTAAAGGAGACCAAGATGAAAGTGAGAGAGGCCCTGGCTAAGACCAAAGACGATTTACCCGGGGAGGCGTTTGCCATTGTGGGCGACGCCGATGACCCCGAAACCTGGAAGCTGCCCCACCATAAGAAAAGCATCCTCAGGGCGCTCAAGGGGAGGCTGGATATAGAAAAGACGGTTGACTGGGAATTAATGCCGGCGGCGGTGGCGGCGCTTTCTCCCGGGGGCTACCGGGGGCGGCGGGTTGAAGCCAGCCCGGAGCAGATACTCCAGGCGGCCAAGCACCTGGCCGGCCACTACCTTAAAGCTGATAAAGCGCTGCCGGATACCCTGGCGGTGCTGGGGTAGGGGGGTAAAGATGATAGAAAGGTTATACAAGTGGCTCTGGAGCCGTATAGGAGGCAGGCCCTGGACCTATATCATGCGGGATAACCAGAAAAAACACCCCCTGCTGTGGCTCCTCCTGTTCGGGGCGCTGGGTATCGTGCTGGGGCATATTTTCTGGTAAAGGAGGCCCTGATGAGACAGCTCAGCTCGACACTGCTCACCGCCCAGAAAGAGGCTTCCCGTGTTCCCTACGTTAAGGTGGAGGCCTCAAACCGGCACGCCGGGGTGGCCAACCTGTGCTGGGAGAGGCTTTATAACGGCTCGGAGGACGACTACTACCACGCCCTGACCATGCCCGGCGACGGCTCCCTGATACGGGTCAGGGTAACGCCCCCCTCCGATGCCCGAAAGCTCTACCGCCAGCGGGTGGCTAGTCCCACCCCCCAGTCCGACTTCAGCCAGTGGGTCTATACCAGCCAGTATAACGTGGTCACTGTCGCCTGCTGCTCGCTGGGGGCTGAAGCCAGCATTTTCTGGATTAAGAGCGACCGCAAGCTCTACCACCTCAAGAGCACCGACTACGGGGCCAGCTGGGCAAGCCCCCAGTTGCTGACCTATACCCCCACCACCGCTATCAACGGACTGGCCTGCGCTTACAAGAGCAACGGCGATATCGCCGTCTTCTTTGCCGACCAGGCCACCCTCTACGTGATGAAGCGGGTAGATGATAGCTGGCAGGGCAAGGTTGCCTGGGACAAGTCAACCGGCGACCTCTCCGGCGTGGCCGCTGTTTATGGCGACGACTGGGACCTGTTTGTCACCGGCCAGGATAGCGACGACAATTTTAAGCTGTGGTCGCTGGTCTATGGGGATGGCGGGGACGTAACCGCCGGAAGCTGGTCGGAGCTCAAGGATTTTGCCTCGGCCCCCGCCGACGGCGATTTTGAATACCGCACCGCCTTTATGGACAAGCCCGATGTCTACCGCTGTTTCTTCGTCGAGAAGTTCGATGGTAATGAAGCCTACAGCCGCCCCGGCTGGTCAAGTTCAATCCCGGAGAGCAAATTCGTCGATAACCTGTGGCACGAGCCGGTACCTTTCGACCTTACCAGCCAGTACGGCCTGGCTATCGCCCATTATGGCGACTATTGCTGGCTGTCCAGCCCCTACGGGGTGTGGCGGGCCGAGCTTAACCCCCAGAGCCTTGATTTATCGGCCGATATAATTTCATTGAGGGAGGAGCTAAGCCCCGACGGGGGCAGTCTTAACCTGGAGCTGCGCAACGACGACGGACGCTATGCCGCACCGGGAGAAGGCGATTTATCTGTACTTGATATAGGCTGCCAGCTGGACTTCAGCCCCGGCTATGTTACCGCCCAGGGGAATGAGGCAAGCTCCGGGCTGGCTTTCAGCATTGATTCCTACGAGCATACCAGCGCCGGCGGCCAGTCCAGCCTGGTGCTCCAGGCCGCCGACGGCTGGAG